GGAATGGTGGACCACAAGGCGAATCACTTAAACCACTACCAAGAGCTGGTGACTTTAACGTATCACAGATTGTTATGGATGATTTGCGTAAGAACATTAAACGTATCTTATTAGATGAATCATTACCACCAGACAATATGTCTGCTCGATCAGCTACTGAGGTAGTTGAAAGAATGAAAGAGTTGGCTCAGAACTTAGGCTCTGCGTTTGGTAGATTGATTAATGAAACAATGATTCCAGTAGTAAGCCGTATGCTACAAGTCATGAATGAAAAAGGATTGATTACTTTACCACTTAAAGTAAATGGTTTAGAAATTAGGATTTCACCTGTTGCTCCATTAGCAATGGCACAAAATATGGAAGAAGTGCAAAACATATTACAGTATGCACAGATTGCACAAGGTGCTGGACCTGAAGGCGCTATGAGTATTAAGGTTGATGAAATGATGGATTACATTGCTGAGAAATTAGCTGTACCGCAAAGACTAAGACCTACGCCTCAAGAACGCATGATGATGAAACAACAAATGCAACAACAAGCTCAACAACAACAAATGATGCAAATGGCAGCAGAAAATCCTGAAGCCGTTGCACAGGTTGCAGAAGCAGCGACACAACAACAAGGATAGATTATGGATGATGATTATGGAATGAGACATAACCCAGCTGATGGTAAGAAGTACACAGGCTGGAAAGGTATTCATATAAACAAAGAAGGAAAAAAAGTAACGGAGCATTCAATGGGGTTTGGTATGAATGGTAAAGAGGTAGAGATACCAATGATCGTTCCATCTACGACAAAAGAAGAATTAGATATTATTTTGAATGGTAAAAAAGTTACTCCAGCTATGATAAAGAAAGCAACAGACCATGCAAAACAAAGGATAGCTCAAGGTAAATCACCTTTTAAAAATTTAGAGGATGACGAATAATGGCAGGATGGGATGACTTAGAACAATCACTACCGCTTGATATACGTGATGTTAAGCAACAAAGAGATGATACAGACCGATTATGCTTGAGAGTATTCGGTAATGATGATGGAAAAGAAATGATAGCTTGGTTACGCCAAACTATTTTAGAGCAACCCGTTGCCTTGCCGGGGAGTGATTCTAGTTATGCATTTTATCGAGAAGGGCAAAATTCAATAATTAGAGATTTAGAAGCAAGGATAATTAGAGCAAGGAAAATGTAAATGGAAACAGCAATCGAGCCTAGTACGACTGAGGAAACTCAGGAAGATACTGGCCTACTCGACAATGCAACACCAGAAGAGGAAGTCAGTGAAGCACCAAAAGAAGCAGAGATAGATCATCGTGATCCTGAGGAAGTCAAAGCATCAGGTGAAGAAGATGATAGCCCATTAGAGAGACCAGAATGGTGGCCAGAAAACTTTTGGAAAAATGAAGAACCAGACTTAGAAGCCATAGCAAAATCTTGGACTGATCTTAGAAAACAAATATCACAAGGGAAACACAAAGCACCAGAAGACGGTAAATATGATTTGTCTTCATTTGGTAATACTCCTGAAGATGATCCAGTTAGACAGCATGTTGTTAATTGGGCCAAAGAAAATGGTATTAGCCAAGGCGCATTAGATACATTAGTAGGTCAAGTAGTAGATATGAATCAAAACGCAGCTCAAGCTTATCAGGTTAATCTTGCCGAAGAGAAGAAACAGTTAGGTCCTAATGCTGATGCTAGAATTAATGGCATGGTGAAGTGGGCATCTGGTCTTGTCAATAAAGGTGTATGGGGTAAGGATGACTTTGAAGAGTTTAAAGTTATGGGTGGTACAGCTAAAGGATTGGCTGCACTAGAAAAAGTAAGAGCTTCTTATGAAGGTCGTATTCCTGTAGAAACTTCTTCCGTTGAAGGCGCTCCATCTAAAGATGAGTTGTATCAAATGGTCGGTGATCCTAAGTATCAATCCGATCCTGTCTATAGAGCTAAAGTAGAAAGAGCATTCGCTCAAAACTTTAGTTAATTTATATTGCAAAAGCTTTGATTGTATGCTAGATTACAGTCAAGGCTTATTGCATACGTTCGTAACGCAACCCTTAACGCAAGTAATCTTGTCGAATGGCTATCGTAAGTAGCAAGCACCGGCCCAGTTCTCTGGCATACCACAGCGATTAATTTTTTTATTTATTAATTTCTAAGGAGACATAACAGGCCCAGATTTCTGGCATACCAAAGCGATTAAATAATTTTATTTTTAATTTCTAAGGAGACATAACATGGCTATTGGATTATCTAATGCTTTTGTTACACTCTTTGATGCCGAAGTTAAACAGGCTTACCAGGGCAAAGCTGCCTTAGTAGGTGCTACTAGACAAAGACGAGGCGTTGAAGGTTCTATAGTAAAATTCCCTAAAGTTGGGAAAGGCGTGGCTACATTACGTGTACCACAAACAGATGTAACTCCACTTAATGTTGACTTTTCACAAGTTACTGCAACCATGCAAGATTGGAATGCAGCTGAATACTCAGACATTTTTATGCAACAAAAAGTTAATTTTGAAGAAAGATCAGAGCTAGTTCAAGTAGTAGCGAACGCTATTGGTCGCCGTCAAGATCAACTTATTCTTGATGCGCTTCTAGCTGCTAAAGGTTCTACAGTTGCTGCTGGTGGTACAGACTTAACAGTGGCAAAATTACGTGCTGCTAAGAAAACACTAGATAGTAATAACGTACCAGC